ACGTGAAAAGTTGTACCATTCAACACTTGCAAATTTTGCAAACATTCAAGATGAAACAAGTTCAGTTGTTTACGCACGTGCAACTATTAAAGAAGGTTGGTTAATTAATGGAGTGTTCACACCAACAACCGTTGGTCAAGCATTATCGAGACGCGGTTATTTTTTCCTCGCAGAATATCAAGTGAGTGATGGATTTTTACCCGATACAAACACACGTTATGCGCTCAATACAACAGACAAGTATTTGTTATCAGAACGATTGAACACAACGCACGTATGGAGTGATTACACAAGTGTTGGTGGTTTAACAACTGATGAAGTTTACATACCTGCACGATTATCTGATTATGGTGTTATGTATTCCGTTGGTCAAATATCAACGCAGTTACCAGACACAGAAGCAGTTGAAATTGCGATTAACATTTTCAACCAATCCAACACACTAATCGATACAATCATATATGCGTTAAGTGGTGATCCATTAGCAGTTAATGCATTCGGTGCATACCCAATGAACTTGTTATCTGATGGGGCAACAATGACGAATTGGAAGTGGTATGATGTGTATGCGCGTAACATAGGTGGCACAAGGGTTTCAAGACGTTATGTGTTTTACAAAATTGATGATGATTGCTTATTCGATAACGTGCGTTTGATGTGGACAAATACGTGCGGTGGTGTTGATTATTTCAACTTCACAAAGCGAAGTGAACTAACATATAATTATGAGCGCAAACAATATCAAAAAGTAATTGGTGATTACAATTCTACAACGTTTGGATTCAACACATACGATAGAGGTGTAACAGATAGGTACGTAAACACAACGAAAGGTCTTGTGATTAATAGTGACTGGTTGAGCGTTGGCGAATTTGAATTCTTGCAAACTTTGTTACGCTCGAATGATGTGTTCATTGTTAGTGATGATGGTTCGCAAACACCAGTATTAATTGCTGATTCGCAATTTACAATTAAGAACGAAAAGTATAGCAAGTTGTTTAACGTCACATTGAATTTAAAATATAGTCAAGGAGTAGGTCTATGATAAACGAAGTTATTTTATCGGTTAATAATGGTGATGGTACTTATGCAACTTTGGATTTGTACGAGAACGAAAAACTGCATCTGAATTTTAAGTTCACAGACATTACAGATTTTAGTGCAGTTGGTAATTACTCGCGTGAGTTTCGCATACCTGCGAGTAAAACAAATGTTGATTTTTTCGGTGCTATTTATAACGTCAATTTCGATGGGTGGTTTGACTATCGAATTAAAACTGAAGCAACGTTAACGAACAACACCATACCAGTTGCAAGTGGTCACATACAAGTTAAGCGCGTGTATTGGTCGCAAGGCAAATTGTTTGAATTTGAAATTGTATTTTTCGGGGAAGTACCAAATCTTGCACGTGCATTAAATGAAAAAATGCTACGTGATATCAGCACAATTGCTAATGGTGATTTAGATTATCAGTTATTATATGAGAACGTGAGTGGTATGACTGATGATGTGATTCTTACGTTGTGCGATAAGTTTAATTTTACTGCAAGTAATCTTGAAGGGCAACCGATTTATTATAATCAAACAGATGCGCAATATGGTGGCACACCTTTGTACGTTGGTCATTTAACACCTGCTGTAAAAGCAAAGTATTTGTTTGACCAAATTATGCTCGATGCAGGCATTAGTTACGAGAGTGATTATTTAGATAGCATTCTTACAAATGTCTATGTACCATTCGTAAATTCACAATACTTAAATGGTGCTAATACAACTGGTTTATTCGCATCGAATTTAGCATTAGCAAGTAACATCAATAACATCACGTTGACCACAACAAGTAGTCAATACGATATCTATACACAATTTACAGAATACGAAGATGCATCGAATAGTTGGAGCGGTGGCATATTTACTGCGCCACAAACTGGTGACTTTACATTTCGTTTTTGGTTACACGGAAGTGCAACGCGTAACAATACAAATACCGATTTAACTAACACAACATTAGTTGTATTATACTACGTCAATGACCAAATTGTTAATTATGAGCAGGCAACAAATATAATTCAACAAGGTACGATGACTTCAACTGATGTGAGTTGTGATATACTTAACACAATTGCATTGCAGACTGGTGATATTTTAAAAGTTAAAATTGCTTGTTATGGTTTAGCAAGTGGATTAAATCCCGGTGTTATACCTTCGTTGGATTTAGATTTGATTGGTAATGGTTCAAATAATTATACAGGCACAGGTCTTGAACTTCAAAGTGTAACATCTGAATTGTATGGTAACGTGAATGTGTTTATGAAATTCAACGCGCCCGAAATGAAGCAAATTGATTTCATCAAAAGCATTCAGCAAATGTTCAATTTAGTTTTCGTACCCGATAAGACATTACCAAATACGTTGCGAATCACACCAATGAACGAATACATCGCAAGTGGTAACACGTTGGATTGGTCAAAGAAATTAGATTTAAATAAAGACATTGTTTATTCACCAACAACAGATTTACAAAAGAAGAAATTTACATTCACATATACTGCTGATGGTGATTTTTGCAACAAGATTTATCAAGATAATGGTCGCGTTTTCGGAAGGTATGAAGTGACTGAAAATGATTTTGATGTTATCAATGATTTCGCAACTGGTGAAGAAAAAATTGAACTTGCATTTGCATCAACACCTTGCAATGGCATCGATGGTTCAGATGTTGTTGTACCAAAATTCTTGAATGAAAGCGGTGAATTTGTAAACCCTAAACCACGCATATTATATTACTTCGCGAATTTCAACGTGCAGATGTATAATGAATTTACAGATGCAATTGAAACAACAAGTGTTAAATGCTTGAGTAATTATTCTACAATGAACGCAGGTGTGAACGATTTAGATTTGAACTTTGCGCCCGAAGTACCATTGCACACAATTACTGCATCACCATACAACAATTTGTACAATCGTTTTTGGCGTAATTACTATCGTGAAATTTACGATGGACAAGCGCGTATAATGGAAGGTTATTTTGCTTTAACACTTGAAGACATTTTTACATTTTCATTCGCTGATAAAATATGGATCATTGATAGTTGGTGGCGCGTGTTGGATATTGAAGGTTATGTGTTGGGTGAAATGGATGTTACGAAAGTGAAATTGATTCGTGTGTTGGATATTGATAATTCTTGTGATGCAACACCAGTAAGTGCGAATCGTGATAAGACATTGAATTGGGAAGATTCAAACGGTGACCCTGCGGAAGCAACCGAAGATTGTTGTAGACGTTATGGTTACTTTTGGAATTCAGTAAATGACAAGTGTTATTCAATTCCATCGAGTGGAACGAAGAACTTATTGCAAGCAAAAACGAATGTGTTAGCACCAAAGTTTTTCGGTGATAATGTGAAGTTCACAACACCAATCGAAAGACCAATTAAAATCGTTTCAACTGATTATGCGGTAACAAGAAATGACAATTACATATTAACGCAAGATATGACTGCAGATATTACGTTGTACGTACCAAACGCAACGCAATACAAAGGGCAATCAATTACATTCAAGAATATCGATTCAACTTATGGCGTGACATTGCAACCTTATGGAATGCAAAAAATTGACGATGTGTTGACGTATGTAATGAACACAACGAATAGCGCGGTGACGTTGGTGAGTGATGGAAGCAACTGGTACATCAACAATGAAAACGATACAAGTGTGTTGTGGACAATTGAGTTAATCGATGTGCAAACAATAGATGTATATGCACCTTATGATATGTCAATTAACACAATTGATAATGTTGTTGGTGCGCCAACAATTACAATAACAGATGATGCAGTTGCATATACATTAGGTAATACAATCGCAGAAGGTTCATTGATTAACATTACTGCAAGTGTTGCATCAGTAATTAATTTAAACATCGAGCAATTATGATAAAAGCAGATAACGTTACTACGTGTTTAGAGTTCATCAAGAATGATATCAAAGGAAAATCATTCGTATCACAAATCGCACAAGGCAAATACCAGTTGGATATGCGCAAGTATTACGCATTAAAAGTTTTACGAATAAGTGTAAATGTAGGGTTTTGGATATTTATTAGTTATCTAATCTTTTATTAATGGCTACCAAAGAATTCAATATAACTGGCAATGGCGTTCAATATATGAACGATGTTGCGCAAGCATCAGAACAAAGTGCGCAAGGATTTAAAAGTGCGAAAGCAGAATTACGTGCGTTGCAGAATCAGATGCTTGAGATGGATCAATCAAGCGAAGAATTCAAAAAAGCATCACAACGTGCATCTGAGTTAAAAGACAACATAAGTGATTTAGCTCAAGAGTTAAGTGCGAATGCAGGTAATGCATTCGAAGGTGTTGCAAATAACGCATCATTGTTTGGTGACAGATTAATGTCATTAGATTTAAAAGGTGCAGGTGTTGCGTTAAGTGGTTTTGGCAATGCACTTGGACAACTAAATTTTAAAACCATTAAAGAAGAATTAGGTGGTTTGATTAAAGGAATTGGTGATATGGGTAAAGCGTTACTTGCAAATCCAATTTTCTTAATAGCAGGTACAATTGCAGGTGTAATTGCATATTGGAGTGAATTAACAACAGCAGTAAAAAACTTCAATATAACGCAAGAAGAATCGATTGATAAAATGATGCGTAGTGAGGCGGTGATGAAAGAAATGGATTCAGTTAAAGTTCAAACTGCACAAATTGAATTATTAGTACGTGCGGTTAATGACCATTCGAAAAGTGAAGATGATAGAAAGAAAGCATTAGGTGAAGTGAACAAAGCGTTAAAAGCAAATGGTATTGAAGCAATTAATGATATCAACGCAACGAACGATATCATCAATGCAAAAAATCAATTGATTTTAAAGTTACAACAAGAAGCAAAGGTTCGTGGTAAGTTAAAATATCTTGAAGACCTTTATGCTAAACAATCACAATTACTTGCGAATAAAGGATTCACAACTACATTATCAGAAGCAAATCAAGCAGGTCTTTCATTACTTGGATTGCAAGGTGGTTTTATTCAGAGCATCACAGATATGGGTGCATCTATGGTTGGAACAACCGTAACTGATTTGCAGAATATTCAAAAAGAAATTGATTTCATTAGTGAAGATATTTATAATGACCAAGAAGCATTAGCAAAACTTACCATAAAAGGAAACGAAGAAAATGAAGATAAGAAAGGTGATATTATAAAAAAAGGAGCAGAAAAAAGAAAGAAAACACGTGATGAAATTCTGCAAGAAGAAGCCGATGCTTTGAAGAAAGCAATGGATGAAGCGTATGAAGCAGAGCGTGTGAATGAACGCAATTTGGATTTGTTATATGAAACGCAAGGTATACAAAGAATCGAAGGTGCGTTACAAACAACGGACAAAATAATTGAAATAAAGAAAATTGAGAATGATGCATTAGATGCGCTTGATGCAGAACAAGCATTCCGCGCACAAGAACGTCAACGTGAATTAAATGCAAAGCGTTTACAAATGGCAAGTGATGTATTTGGTGCGTTGGGTAATCTTGCAGAATCGTTTGGCACTAAATCAGAAAAAGATGCGAAGCGACAATTTGAAGTAGTAAAAGCATTCAATTTAGCACAAGCAATTGTTGCAACATACACAGCAGTTAACAACGCATTAACGGCAGGTGGTAATCCTGCAAAACTTGCGACGGGTGCGCAATTCGTTGAAGCAGGTATTGCACTTGCAACTGGTCTCGCTAACGTAATTAAAATTCAACAAACGAAATTCGAAAGTAAAACAACACCATCATCAAGCGGTGGTGGTGGATTAAATGCAAGTGGTGGTAGTTCACCTTCACCATTATCACTTTCCTTTTTAGCGAACCAACCAAACCAACAACCACCATTTCAAGCGTATGTAATTAGTGGGCAGGTATCGAATAGCATCGAAGCGCAACAACTGATAAACAACCAATCTAAATTGTAATACAAAAAAACCGAAAAAATAAAAATTATGAATACAAAAAAAATGAAAATCATTGAATACGGAATCGATGAAAGTGGTTCACTTGGTGTTCACGCAATTAGCGTTGTAGAAGAACCTGCAATTGGTGTTGACTTCGTTGCACTATCAGAACAAAAGAAATACGTTACACTTGCAACCGATGAACGCAAGATGTTGTATGGTGCGTTATTGATTCCAGACCAACTAATTTATCGTTACGATGAAGAACAAGGTGAATACTACGTTAAGTATTCAAAAGAAACTATCCAAAAGATTGCACATAATTATCTAAAACAAAACTTGCATCACAATGCTACGTTAGAACACGAAGCACCAGTTGTTGGATTGACATTAGTTGAATCGTGGATCATTGAAGGTGAAAGCGATAAATCAAAAGAGTTTGGTTTTTCATTACCAGTTGGCACGTGGTTCGGTGCGATGAAAGTTGAAAACGATGAAGTGTGGAGTAAAGTAAAGAATGGTGAAGTAAAAGCGTTTAGCATCGAAGGTATGTTTGTTCCAAAAAAAGAAATGGTAATGTCTGCACAACAAGAACAATGGATTGTCGAGTTAGAAGAAATGTTGCGACTTGCAAGTGAAGAAGAAATTGTTGCGCGTTATGAAGATTATGTGCGTGTTGTAAATATGACTTACGATGAATTGAATGAATGGGCAAAATCAGAATGTTCAACACTTGCATCTTTAGACCGTTCACCAATTGAAAGAAATTTAGAGTTGCTATCTACACCAAAATCTGAATGGACTGAAAAGCATTTTGAGTGGGCAGGAAAAACAATTGCATTCGTTAATCGTATGCGTGAGAATAGTGCAGGTGATTCGTTAACTGATAGTGAAGGAAATGAATGTGGAAGTAAGCGTACTATTTCATTAATGAACTGGGCATATAATCCGAATAAATGAACATCGAAGGTGGTTCATTCATAAGATTAGAATTGTATGGTGAAGATGTACACAACTTCATCAACGCAATTCATAAAATCTGCGATGAAGAAACAAAGATTGCTTTCAAAAAATATGGATTACAAGAAAGTGAGTTGGAAGTTTTGAAACGCATTGATGCAAATTTTGGATAATAAAAAAAGGTGCTACGTTTAGCACCTTTCTTCAATCAAACAAAAAACATTTGGAAAACAAAACACAACAAAAGATGTGAATTATGAAACAAATGTACGTGTATTTCTATTTGCTATTTGAATTAATATATAAACACATTATGAACCTAAAAGAAAAAGTACAAGAGTTGTTTGCAAAGTACAACATCAACTTATCTGTTGCAGAAGAAGTTGTTGAAGTAAAGCAAATGACTGAAGGAATCTTGGAAGATGGTTCTTCTATCTACACAGATAGCGATGCGTGGGCAGTTGGAGTTCGTGTAATGATTAAAGATGCAGAAGGAAACGATGCACCTTTAGTTGATGGCGAATACAAACTTGCTGATGGATCATCTATCGTTGTTGCCGAAGGTGTGATTGCTGAAATCAAACCAATGGAAGAAGAACCAAAAGTTGAAGTTGAAATCGAGACATCAACAGAAGTTGAGCAGTCAACAGATTCAATGAATGCTGAATTCGAAGCAATCCTAAACGTTGTTGCAAATCTTGAAAAAGAAATTGCTACACTTAAAGCAGAAAAAGAAAACTTGTCAGCGCAAGTAACAAAACTATCTGCACAACCAGCAGTTGAATCAGTAAAAACTGAATTCAAAAAAGCAGTTAAAGAAGCACCGAAGAAATCATTCAAGCAAATGACTTACGAAGAACGCTTCGCATACAACTTAAATAAAAACAAATAAAAAAAAGAAAAATAAAAAATGGCTACAACCACTTCACTTACATCAACCTACGCTGGTAAAGAAGCAGCAGGTTACATTCGTTCGGCATTCTTGTCAAACGAAACATTGCAGTATATCACCGTTAAAGAAAACGTTGAGTACAAGCAAGTAGTACGCAAATTAGTTGACGATATTACATTCGCAAACGCGACTTGTGACTTCACACCAACTGGTACTGTTACATTAACAGAGCGCGTTTTAACACTTGAAAAATTCCAAGTTCACAGACAACTTTGTAAAAAGGATTTCCTTGTAGATTGGGAAGCAAAATCAGAGCAGAACGGACAACTTCACGCATCTCTTGCTGATGCAATAATTGCTAATATGATGGCGGGAATTTCAGCAAAAAATGAAGTTCTTATTTGGCAAGGTGTTAACGCAACTGCTGGTGAGTATGATGGATTTGAAACATTGTTCTTAGCTGATGCATCTGTACTTGATGTTTCTTCACCAGTTGCAATTGACGAAACAAATGTTATCGATGAAATCAAAAGATTAGTTGATACTTGTCCTTTGAAAGTTCGTCGCTCAACTGAAAAGCCACGCATCTATGTATCATCAAACGTTGCTGAAGCATTCCGTTATGCGATTCTTGGTTTAGGTAATGGTTCTTACTTGTATCAAGGTGAAACCGTTGTAATGACTTGGTTAGGTCAATACGAAATCGTTGAGTGCCCTGGTATGTCAAACGATACAATGGTGATGGCGCAAGCATCTAACCTTTGGTTCGGTACTAACTTGCTTTCTGATTGGAACGAAGTTGCGTTGTTGGATATGTACGATAAAGACTTATCAGACAATGTTCGCTTCGGTGCGAAATTCTTCGCTGGTGTTCAGTATGGATTCGGCAACGAAATCGCATTCTATCAAGCGTAATTAATTAAATAACCCTTGTACAATTGTGGTGCATCAAACAAGGATGCATCACTTTTGTGCAAATAATAAACAATAAAAATATGGCTTGTGAATTAACAACTGGTTTTTCATTGGATTGTAAAGATGGCGTTGGTGGTGTAATCGAAATTATACTTGCTGATTATTTGTCGTTGAATGATTTCACATTTAACGCAACTGAAGAAGTAACTGCAATTAATGGTTACACACAATCAGATTTATTTACGTATTCGTTACCCACGCAAACAGCTTCATTTGAAGAAACGATTAACTTCAATCGTGATAATGGAACGGTGTTCTACACACAAACGGTGAACGTTATGCTTCACAAATTATCAAGCGCGAAAAGATTGGAATTGCAAAGCGTTGCACAAGCACGTTTAATTGTGTTTGTAAAAGATTCAAATCAAAATTGGTGGGCAGTTGGGTATGAGAATGGTGCAGACCTTTCTACATCAACATCTGCAACTGGTACAGCGTTAGGTGATATGAATGGTTACACATTAGCATTTACTCACGAAACACCAAAACGTGCGTACAAATTGACGGATAACCCGTTAAATTTAGTATAAACAATTCTAATTTATGTTAACATTTGGTGGTCACACAACCACCATTTGTTAACTTTACTTACAAGGAAAAATGATTTATCTACTTACAAATACTGCAAACCAAACAACGCATCTAACGTTGAATGAAGGGCGTAGTTATTACACAACTGCATTCACGCATTATTTGTTAGTGTTGACCTACGAAATGACTGGTGATACATTAGGTCAAGTGGTTAGTGTGATAAGTGAGAACGAAAGAATCACCACAATTGAATTAACAACTGCAACACTTGTTGATGCAGGGCGTTACAGATATGAAGTGTATGGTCAAAATTCTTCAAGCAATACAGACCCAACAGATGCAAGTGTTGTTGGTTTAGTTGAAAAAGGAATTTTTGAACTAACTGAAAATGTAAATTACTATGATGTTTCAACGCCAACAATTCCAGTTGACGTTATTTATACCGGTACTTAATGACTAACATACAACAATTCAACTTCGCCAAATATCAACCAACGGAAGCAATTGAAAAAGAGAATCGTGCAGGTTGGATTGATTATGGTGATAACAATTTATATCCGCAATACTTAATTAATCTGTATCACAATTCACCAATACACAATGCGTTGGTGAATTCGATATCGTTTATGATTGCAGGTAAAGGAACAGATACGATTCTTGATAATGCGTTAGATGGAATTGCATTCGATTTAAAATTGCAAGGTCAATTTGTTGCTGAAATTATTTGGTCATTAGATGGTACGCGCGTTGCACAAATCAATCACTTACCTTTTGAGAATTGCAGGTTAGCATACGATAAAGATTGCGAAGAAGTAACTGGTGTGTGGTATTCATACGATTGGAGTAACACGCGCAGTAAAAAAGGTAAACCATATTTCATTCCTTTGTTTGATCCATCGTGCGCAAAAGAATATCCACGTCAAGTAATTTATGACCATTCGATGTGTGCTGGTTCTATGTACTATGCTAAACCCGATTACTATGGTTCTTTGAACTACATCGAGTTAAGTTATCAGATGGGAATGTATCACGTGAATAACATTATGAATGGATTATTTCCATCGTTCATAATTAACTTCTTGAATGGCATACCACAAAAAGAAGAACGCGAACAAATACGTAGAGAATGGGAAGCAAGATTGAGCGGTGCGAGTAATGCAGGTAAGTTCTTGATGACATTCAATGAAGACCCTGCACGTGCGCCACAAATAGAGCCATTTCCAATATCTGATGCGGATAAACAATATCAATTTTTGAGTGAAGAAACTGCGAAGCAAATTATGATTGGCCATCGTATCACATCACCTTTACTTTTTGGTATTCGTGATAATGGTGGATTTGGTAGTAACAAAGATGAAATGGTTGTTGCGTTGGATATCTTCAACCATCAAGTGATTCAACCATATCAAAGATTAATTACTGATGTGTTCACACCAATCATTGGTGATATTGAAATTGCATTGAATTCACCTTTTGAAATTGTTGAAACTGCATTACCAACTGAATCAATTGTTATTGATACACCAGTTGACCAACCAACAACAACTGATGTAACAGCAGAAGTAAAGGTATCTGATGTGACATACAACGGTGCACAAATTGCATCAGCAATTGACATTGTTTCAAAAGTAAAAGAAGGAATTTTAACGCAAGAACAAGCGATTGTTTTCTTGGTGCAGTTCTTACAACTTGACGTTGAAGTTGCAAAATCAATGTTCGCAACTGGCGGTGGTGATGCAGTTGCTAAATTGAGCAGTCAAAAAAAAAAAGTAAAAAAGAAGAAAGCACCACAATTAATCAATGGTGTTCCTGCTCACATTAGCGAAGAAGATTCACACGCGTGGTTATCGCATCTTGCTGATAAAGCAGAATATGTAGATGAAGAAGAATGGGAATGCATATCAGATGAAGAAGTAACAGACCCAGACAACGAAGAAGCGTATCGAAAAGAATATATGTCATTGCGTTCATATGCAAAGCCGAATGAACGTTCGGATGAAACAGATAAAGGTCTTTATAAAATTCGGTATTACTATTCAAAAAATTTAACGTGGCGTGATGGCGAAATGGTAACACGCGAGTTTTGTAGAGAAATGGTTGCACTTTCAAAAGCAGGTGCAGTTTATCGTTATGAAGACATTATTGCAATGGAAGGTGAGAATGCGCAATTTTCACCAGCAGGGTCGAATGGGTATTCGGTCTGGTATTGGAAAGGCGGTTGCTATTGTCACCATAAGTTCTTTCGCAAGATATATTTCAGAAAAAGAAAAGGTGGTCAGTTCTTACCAAATAAAGGTCTTGCAAATGATTCAGTTGTAAAAGATAACGTTGATAGTTTAAAACCAAAAGGTGTTGAAGCAATAAGACCAATTGACACACCATCACGTGGTTCACTTAAATACAAATAAAAAAAATTAATATGGCACTACAACCCGAAGTTCTTTTAGTTGACGAAAACTATATCAAAAAATACACGTGGGTAAATGGTTCAGTTGATCCATTGCTTATGTACCCTGCAATTTATTTAGCGCAAGATGAACACTTGCAACAATATCTTGGAACAGATTTATATAACAAGATAAAAAGTGATGTTGCGAATAATACAATTAGCGGTAATTACTTAACGTTGCTTGATAATTGGGTGCGCAGAATGGTATGTTGGTGGGCAATGTATGAAATGCTTCCGCACTTGTATATGAAAACAGATAATGGTTCATTGGTTATTCGCACAAGTGAAGATTCACAACCAATTACACAAGACGATTTGCAGAATTATCGTGAGCAGTCAAGACAAAAAGCAATGTTCTACACAGCACGTATGGTTGATTATTTGTGTGATAACACTTCGTTGTTTCCCGAGTATTCAACGAACACACAAAACCAATTGTATTCAGATACAGATGTGTACCCATCAAACAATTTTGAAATCTCAATGGGAAGTGATAGGTATGTAAAAGGGCAGTACAAACGCGGTTGGTTAGATTCTTACTTTCAATAAATAAATATGTCAAGGGGAAGAAAAAAAGATTTAGAAAAACAACAAGTGTACTTTGAAAAGTTGAAGAAGTACATAAAGAAAAAAGAACAACAAGTAAAAAGATTGCAAAATGGTCAAGCCAACAATTAAACAACTGCAAGAAGAATTCGCTAAACACAAATATGATTTCGCAATGAAATTTCATTTGGTTGGTATACGTTCACGCGCTAATGTTCCAAACCGATTCGATGATTTAGTTGGTGTGATTAAAGACGATGAAGTGTATTGGTTTACTGCAACTACAAATGCAGGTCGACATTGGTTGTTAAATCTGATGAACCCAAAAGGCACTGCGATGGTTGTACCTAAGCAGTATAAAAATTCGTGGGTGTTAGGATATCACAAAGGGCAGTATAAAGCATTAACCCAATACGCACCAATTGATGTTTATCGCGATTCAAATAAGAACGAAATAGCTGAAGTAACAACCAACATTGAACGTGGTATTTTTGGAATTAACATTCATCGCGCAAATCCAAATGCAATAAGTACACTTGTTGAAAAATGGAGTGCAGGTTGTCAAGTATTGAATAACCCACAAGAATTTGCACAACTGATTTCTATGTGCGAAGCAAGTGGTAACAAGTTTTTCACGTATACTTTATTCAACGAATGGTTATGAGCCACGAAAACGAAACACATTTGATCCACAAAGAAATACAATTGCTGAATCGCAAAATTGATAGAGTGTTATTAACGTTAATTGGTGACGATGAAATGTTGCAAGAAGGATTAGTGAAGAAAGTTGAACGTCACGAACGTTATATTCAAAATCAAAGATTGCAAGTTGCGAAGTTTACGGGCATTGCAACTGGTATGGGCATCGTTGGTGGTTTCATTGTTGAATTGCTGATGAAGTTATTATGAAAGAATGGATTAACAATTTATTTAGTTATTCAAAAAGTGTTAGCAGTAAGAGAGTTACTGCTATTTTTATTGTAATTAATTTGATTGTATTAGCATACGTTGGAACATTCACCAGTTACATCGCACCACAATTTATGTATGATGCATTAGCAATTGTTGCAGGTGGTGTTTTAAGTACAACAGTTGTGGAAGCATTCACAAATAAAACCAATGGCACATCCAAAAACACAAGCGCATCTAATGGCGAAGAAAGTGTGTGAGCAGTTTGCAAACACACCATCACTAACACTTGCTAAAAAACTATTTGCAGAACACCCCGAAGTTTACACAGATGTTGAACACGCACGTTCACACATTCGAAAACTACGTGGTAAAACTGGTGTTGCAAATAGAAATAAAACAAAAGATAAAACATTGTTTGAAGATAAACCACGTGCGTTAAATCCATTCAAATTACCGAAATCGTATGCGAAGAAACGTCAACACATTGATGTGAAAGGTTCGAAGATTCTTGTACTATCTGATGTACATATTCCATATCACGACATCGAAGCATTAACACTTGCAATTGATACTGGTATTCAAGAACAATGTGACACAATTATTTTAAACGGTGACGCACTCGATTGCCATATGATTAGTGACTTTGTTAAAGACCCGAAGAAAAGAAAATTCAGCGAAGAACTTTATGCAATGCGCACGTTCTTGTTTGAATTACGTCAAGCATTTCCGAACGCGAATATATATTACAAAGAAGGCAATCACGAAGAACGTTATTGGCGTTATATGCGCGTGAAAGCACCCGAATTATTTGACATTGATGCGTTTGATTTTCCAACGTTAACGCATTGCGATAAGAACAGAATCATTTGGATCGATGGAAAAAGTAAATTGAATGTAGGTGGTTTGAGCATCTTTCACGGGCACGAATTCGGAAAGCAATTTATACCATCAGTAAACGTTGCACGTGGCTTGTATATGAAAGCAAAAGCTACTGCGATGTGTGGACATCACCACCAAACAGCAGAACATTCAGAGCGTGACATTAATGGAAAAATTATAACGTGCTGGGGTGTTGGTTGCTTATCTGAATTATCACCCGATTACAACCCATATTCAAAATACAATCACGGCTTCGCGATTATCACACGTGGTAATGGTAAAGATTTTCACGTTAAGAATTATCGCATTCACAATGGTCGATTGTTATGAAAGATATTTATACAACACTTGCAGTTTTATTTGTTTGGTGTGCGTTCACTTTGTACATCTTGAATAAAAAACAAACACCAGTTATGAATAACACAAAAGAAATTCAACGCATCGATAGTACGTTAAATGCAAACGCAGGTGAATTAAAACAATACAAATTACAACACCAAGAACTTCAAAAACAATTGTATGAAATCGATAATAAAAAAGCAGAGCGCACGAATAAATACTACATTGATTTTAATCGCATCAATAGTATTACTAATGTTGACGAACACGCGATTGATAGCGTGTACTATTACCTGCAAAAACTTGACGAGCAACGATACTTTGAACCCAACCGAACGCTACGTTTTGATTAACAAATTAATTTTAAGTGAACGCTATTTTCGTGACTTATCAGATATTCACGAACAAAAAATTGTGATGCTTAAAAAAGATATCGAATTGCAGTCAAAACAAATCAACAAATATGAGCAGAATGAAAAAGAATTCAGAACAAAAGTGAAGTTGTTAGAAGATGATAAACAAAATCTGCAATCGTCAAATAATAAATTGACAAAACAAAAAAAAAGTCAACGTGACGTTTTACTTGTTACAACTGGTGTTGCAATTATTGAAGGTCTTTTACTTTTTCTTCTTGTAAATTAAACTTCAATTTATCGAATGTCTTAATTAACTTCTTCGTGTAAAGCGAAGCATCCAAAAGTTCTTCGTAAAGATGTTGCAACCATTCTTGTTGCGTTAAATCAGTACGATCCATCGTGGTGTTATACGTTTCAACACCTTTCAATTCACGGTGTTTTAAATCACTAATTACTTCATCCAATAATTTACTCATTGTTACATCAAAATGTTTCGTTGTAGTATTGTTCCGCTTCGGGTTTGTAGTTATTCATTGAAAGGGGTGCAATCATCTCTCCCTTCATACCATTCAACCAAGCATCTTGAATCTCCTCCTTGTGCATTGCTTTAATAACACCATGGTTATTTAGCATCCACGCTTTGAAGTCGGAATCTGATAATAGGTTGAAAGCGTTGAATATAAAATCAACACTACTTTGTTTCTTGTTACTCATTGTTATGTCCATTCTAATTCATTAAAGTCATCACCAAAAGTTTCATTGAAATAATTTTCATTTTTAACAGAGTCTTTATGTCCTTGTTCATATGCTTTTTTTATTTCATCTTGGAACATTTCAGCAACTTGTTTTCGAACAATCTCCCATTTAGAACTGCTTCTCTCACCAATCACCCACAACTGATTAAATGTCCAGTCTAAACTATATACTTTGTTTTTTACATCTTTTGAATCTACAATAAAAGCTCTATATTCACCTTTATGGTCTACATATATTCTGGTGTCTATTTCATTTTTTATTGTTGACTGGTCTAAGTAATAGTATACAACTTGATTTGTCTTAAATTTTGATGTGTCAATAGATTTATCTACAAATGAAAATCTCCTACCATCAGAAGTAAATACTACCCAATCATTGTTTCCATATTCACACAAAATCCCAACTGCATAATCCAATTTTCGAACTTGTTTTTTTGGTTCTTCTTTTTCTGCTTTGTAAATTGTTACAATTTCTCCAAGTTTCTTTTCCATAATTTTTAGATTTCGCGTAAATAATCATTGTTAACAATCCATTCAGTTACTTCGGGCAGTTTGTGATACTGGCAACTTGCAATTTGTTTTGTAAGTTCGTCAAGAATCAAAGTTATTTCATCCATACGCACACCTTCAGTGTCCCAAAACGCTTTGATAACAACGTTGTGTTCTGTAAGAATCGTGCGCACTAACGCTTGTAATGATTGTTTAGTTCGATGCTTGTTGAACCATCTGATATTTTCGACTTCATCACACGCATATATTGCAACCTGCAACCACATTAATAGATTAATGACGCGTAATTTTTCTTCGTCTGTTTGCATTGATTTTTGTTTTTAGTTTTCTTCGTTGTGTTTCTTTTCAAGTATAGCACCAGCGCAAAATGACAAGTACATTTTCTCTTTTGATGTTAGATTTTTCGACTTGTGAAATTCAGTAAGAATATCACCAATTTGTTTTTGTTGTTGCACTAATGTCGATAGCATTGTGATTAGGAAGCGTTCGCGTTCTTGCGTTATTCCCATTGTTTCGTAGATGTATTTCATTGTGTGAATTTAGTTTATTTTTTTTTAACCGACAACATATTGTCCATAAGATGGATTGAGTTCGAAGAACATTCGCATCATAATCGCATCAGCTATATCGGGTGAAATTCCTTCGCGTAATTTGATTTGGTCTTTTGGTGTTACTTGAAGTTTTCCATCGACATCTGCACGATGGCGTTTAATCATTTCCAGTTCGCGCACAATTTGTTCTTTTTTGTCATTAACTAAAATCGTCAACTTGTTTTCTTCGATGTACTGCGCGAGTGTATAATAACATTCTGATTTTAGATTTTGATATTGTGGCTGCTTTGCTTTTGATCCATTGACAAAACCTCTGCATTTCAAATAATCCACAACACCACCACCAACACCATCTTCATCGCACACTACATTTTGCAATAACACGTTGTGATTTTTTGCTGTGTTGCGAATTTCATTCACTACTTCATCAATACTTGCTTTATGTAGCATTTTTAATTCAATAAGTGTTAATCCATTCCACACGCAAATGATGGTTCGGTCTTTACCAAATCGCGCAATGTCTGATGTTATGTATTTAGTTCCATCTAACAATTCATTGCGGAACATTCGTAACAAATTATCGGTTGCAAATAACTTATCTGAATCATCATCAAATTCCCAATTGCCTTCAAGCAAACGCTTTCTATCGTATTCGGGCAATCGTCTTAAAGATTCAATGTATGCTTGTGGTAAGTGTGGGTTATCAGTTGGCAATGCTTGAACAAATGCACGGTGAACTGGTAATTCGTTGTTGCGATACTTCAAATAAAATTCATTATACAACCAACCTTTCGATGGATTGCAAGACAAGAAACCTTTAGGTATTAAATTAAATTCATTCAACTTGTATCTACATCTTGAATGAACAATGTTAACTGCCTTTTCAGTTACCTCTGCAACTTCATCAATAAAGTAATCTGTAATTTCAAGCGACCCTAATGAATCGAAATTTGGATTTGATGGGTATGCAAACAAATCTTTTAATACAATTTCACTTCCATTAAAAAATGTAATCACATTCGTTTGACCATTGTAATTGTAATGCTTATCTGCAAGTAAACCAAAATCTGCACACGTTTCAAAGAATGTGTTGAGCGTTGTTTTTTTTAGCGTATCTAATTTGCTTCGACCAATAAGTGAACGTGTACCGGCATACTTCAATCGTCTTTGTATTTGCCACATACAACCAAACCTTGTTTTACCACCACCTGCACCACCACCATACAACACTTGTTCAACTGGTGAATCCGTTGCAAGATGCATCAATGCTTCGACTTGGCGTTGTAAATATTGTGGTTTGTACTGATTCATTAAAATAAACTTAATTGTAAATTACTTTTATCAAACAAATCAGAACGCAACATTTCTAAAATAGCATCGTATTTTTTTAAATCGTTATTCGCATTTATTTGATCCACAAGAAGTTTTAAACCTGCATCAAACGCTTGTTGTTCTGTTTCAAAAACATTGTGTTGTGCGTGACCAATTAATGGTTGTGACCAACCTTGATTACAACCAACAAAACTAATTGAATAAGACCATTTGCCATTATCAACAATTGCAGTATTAATTGTTGCAGTATATTTTTTTAAACATTTATATGTCATAGTGTTTGGATTATCGCACACATTATGTTCGTTATAATAAAACTGCTTCATTGCTTACTCAAATATATTTTATACAATTCGCGCAGACCTTGAATGCGTATGTAATCACGCACCTTTTCTTTTTTGCCTTCAACCATTCGGTCATATTTAGCTTGTGACATTTGCAAATCAGAAAATACAATTCGCTTTGCTTCAAATTTAGCTTTGCGATATTCTTCATCGCTAAAATAATCGTGTGCAATTCTTCCGCTTGTCTCTAACCATTCGAGCATAATAGAACCACGCATATCAATTACCGTGAACTTCTTTTTCTTGTATGCATCGATGTCTTCACGCAATGAATTCAACCAATCTTCTTCATTCACAACTGGTGCAAGTTGTTTCTTTGATTCGTTCACTTCACGTTGCCATTCCAAATTTGCTTTGTCTCGCAATGGTTTGTATAACGTCAATACATCACCTAAAAATGTAACGGTCAACGCACCAAATGGTTCTACTTTTTTTTCTAACTGGTTAGATGCATTTAATTCGAACGCGATATTCCAATGTTCGAATGTACACCACGCGTAATGTTTATCGATGAAATCTTTTAGCAATTGTAATAGTTGTGCTTCGGGTAATTGTAAACCATACATAGCACACAACTTTGCGCATAGTTTTACGAATGTCGGTAAATCGTGTTTGCTGATGAATTCACTTTGACGTTCTGCAATTGTGATTCTATCCGATGTTCTGTGCATCACGGTAGATGCGTTCGGCATTCGTTGAATTGAATTTTCCATTTGTAATTGTTGCATTTGTTTGTTTATTGAATTGTTCTATGTTCCATTTTCTTACTGATGCTTTCCAATCTTTCATCGCATTCCTTCCAACCTTCCAACCATTCGCTTCGTAATGTGCTACAAATTTTTCTGCGAATACTTCAGCATCCGATCCACACAACTTTTGTAAATCATTGCAAATGTAAAGTACAACTTCAGATTGTGTTGGTGGTTGAAATCGTTTTGATGGCTCACGTTGTTTTAAACGTTTTTCAATAGCATCAATTTGTTCTTGTTGTTCTTTGATGCGCAGTTCCAACGCATCAATTTTTTTCATTAAAAAATAACCATTCATTGTTTTTGTTTTTTAGTGTTTTGTCTTTCGATTTCTTTTGTAAAAGTACGGTAAAATTCTTGCGCTTGTGTGAAACCTGCATTTGCAATTGCATCGCATATGCATTCAACATCAGCGCGAAAAGTTTTATCGAATTGCATAATCGCACTCACTTGTCTTATTCCGTGCAAACACGTTGCGTGGTCTTTGTAGTAACGATTCGCAATCGCTTGTAAACTGATGCGACAAGTGTTATACATAATCCACCAAATGATTTGACGTGATTGTGCGACTTCACGAATGCGTGTTTTGTTGTACAATTCAACAGAGTTGATGCCCATCTGCGAACACACTTTGTCTTCCACGCACAACCAAAATCTGTCACGTTCATTTGCAATTTCACGTTGTAATTCAATTTGTTCTGGTGATGGTGTTACTACGTTAGGCACAACCAGTTCCCACAATTGATTGAAACGTTTGTAATGCGTTGGTGGAATCATATCAATGATTTCGTTTTTAATTGCTCGTATTGCCCTTGTATCATTCATTTCCTTCGTGTTTAATTGTTATGTCTATTGTCATTGATTTCCAAACGTCTTCACGCTTCATTTCCAAAAAATTACAGATGCGATTGAAATCTTCGATGCGCATTCTTGTTGGGTGTTTCAAGTATAAGCGAACGGTTGGTTCGCTTACACTTAAAACTTTTTTGAACTTGTTAATCGTACCAAAATTCTTCTTCACGAATCTTGCGAATGGTGTGTTATAACGTTCAACTATCATTTTTTCTTTAAGATTTTTTTACCTATTACTGCTTTCTTTTGATTTGTTACGTGATTCATTCCGCGCAGTTGTTCGTTTTCTGCTTTGAGTAATCTCGCAACGCGAACGATGTTATCACCACAAGACAATGCACCGCGACCATATTCGAATTCAAAATTATCCGAAAGTTTTTTCACACGCATTTCTTTTTTCCAAATGGCGATGCATAATTTACGATTTGATTCACGTAATGCAGGGCGTTTTTCAAGTAATGATTTTACTTCTTGAGTTAAGTTAATTAGCTTTTTCATTTTGTTTTGTTTTTTAGAATGGAATGTCTTCCGTGTTATTTGTTGATGTTGTTGATGTGTTCAATCCGCTCATAATGAAATTCTCGAATGCGGATGCAATTGTTAGCACGTCAAGTTCGGTTGCAGAATCTTTTGATACAGCCCAATTAACTGCGTTCGTTAATGCGTTCATACGTGCAATGCGTGATTGTTCTTCTGGTGATTTAGAGAATGATTTAAAACTACCATTACCATTACCACCAGTTGATGCAGGATTATATACTGCTTTTACCTTGTGACCTTTGCCCATTGGAGTGAATTCATATTCAACTTCTTTGCCGATAGGGAAATTCTTTTGTACACTTGATTCTTCCTTGCAGAAACAAGTACCTGTATCACCGTTTTCAAAATCGATATCGAATTTGAACATTCCGTTCCAAGTACCTGCACTTTGAACGTGTTTAACCACACTTTTTTTGTTACTCATTGTATTTGATTTTAATTGTTTACTTTGTTGTTTTTTTTCGTTGCGTTCTTCCCAACGCTCTAATTCATAATCCATATCTTAAAAATTTATTGGTGCGAAATCTTTGTGACGAAAACGAGTGTGAAACCAATCTGTGTTCAATCCCCACCAAACGTTTTCGATATTCGATTGCAATTCTGCATCAATGCATTCGTAGTGATCCACACCATCGTGTTCAGTCCATTCACCATACGTGCGTAGCTTGTACAACCTGCCATTTAATGCAACTGGTGTTATCACTTGTTCTTTGTAATCAGATTCGAGTGCGCAGATTTTGATGTGTGCAAAGAACGAATTGCGAAATGATGTTAGTTGTTCGTGCGTGAGCGCAATATTTTCGCACACACCACATAATTCAAATTGATTTGTCATTGTATTTTGTTTTTAATTGATTACAAATATGGTTCAATAATGCTATCGTTCCAACGCAATTCTGAAATCTTTTTACACTTCACAATGTTGTTTGAAATTTCATTGTGAGTAAAGTTGTAAGCATCAGCAGATTTTGAAACACAAACATACTTGCGTTTATTTGTCGAATTTGCCAGTGATAAATTTGTGGAGTATGGATTCAAGTTCGTCGATTCTTTCGTAAAAGTATTCATCAACGTGCGCGTTGCCATTACACTTATCTGCGTAGTAATTTTGCGTAGTGATGATAGCGTTGTAGATAGCGTTTCGTTCTCGAACTGAAAGTGTGAATGTTTTGTTTTCATTTTGCATTGTATTATTTGTTTTGAGTGATTACTGATTCTTGACGTTTTTCAAATTCGTATTCGTCATTGCCAACGATTCCGATAACAACGAAGATGATTATTGTTACGATGATCCATTTGAGTTCTTTTTTCATACTGGTTTTGTTACTGAATAAATGATTTTAATTTCTTTTGTAGGTTGTTCTACATTGTCACAAGCATATAGTTTATCTTCTCTGATTATAATTCGCATTCGATACGCGTGATATAGCAGATATTGAATTGCCTTCCAGCGCGTTGGAAATCTAAATTGGTTAAACAACTTACCATCGATTATAAATTGAACGTAGTACATATTAGTGCGCTCTTTCGTAACGTGCGCAATTGTCATAAGCAACATCGCACATGATTAATTTTTCGTTCGTTGCAAAATCAATTGCACCAGTTGTTTCACCGTATTCGTATGATACTGATGTTGGTTTGATATTTCTTTGTTCGCACTCTGCGATGAAGATTTCGATGTTTGAAAAGTAGATGTGTGTGTACATTGTGTTTTGTTTTTTGTTTGTTTGTGCGTTGTGGATGCGCACCCCCCGTTTATTATTTATTTAACTAAATCCCATTGTTGTGAAGTTAAATCGTGCCAACTTCCATAATCAATCATATTTGTTGATTTGCGAAATTCAGTGGAATAATAAGAATTAGTGTCTGCGTTCCATCGCCAAGTCATTATTGCATAAGTATTACTTACTTCCAATGACATAATAACTATTTCGGAAGGTGGCGCTAAAAGTCCATTGCTACGAAGAACAACATCCCCCGTGTTGATTTCTTCAATTTGTGTCCATTTTTTCATCTTGTTTTGTTTTTTGTTTTGTTATTTGATTTAATTAATGTGCGTTGTTGAGTCGCACCCCTCATTTGATTTATTTGTATAAATCTATGAATTCAAATTGAATACAATCTATACACGCTTTTTTAACGCTTACTTCTTGTGTTCCAACATAAGTGTTTTTATATGCCATCAATTTTTCCAAATCTGAATTGGTTTTTACATTAGATAATGCTTGGTAAACTACCGCGCCTAATTCTGTATAATGACAACGATTTGCACGTGCTTCACCTCTCTTTAATACAGCAATTGCTTTTTTCAATTCTTCTGGTGTTCTTTGTGTTTTCATTTTGTTTTTTGTTTTAATTATCTTTGTTTGATAGAGCAAATATAGAACGACATTTTGAAATACCAAACTTTTTTTTCACTTTTTTTTATGACTAATAGCTAACTGATTGAAAATGAACGTAAAAACTTTACATAGAAAACCTAAAAAAACATACAAGAAAGGTGTTTTGAACGTGAATAGCGAAGCATATCAGCAACAATTGGTTGTGCAATTCATTCGTTCTGCGTATCCAAACGCATTGTACTGCGCATCTGCGGGTGGTATGCGTACAAGTTATTTACAAGCAGTAAAAATGAAACGTACTGGTTATGTAAAAGGATTCCCCGATTTGTTTATATACGAACCACGTGGATCATTTCACGGTCTTGCAATCGAAATGAAGAAAGAAAAAGGTGGTAGTGTATCAAGTGAACAGAAGTGGTGGCGTGACGAATTAAGAAACAGAAAGTACGAAAGTTATATTTGTAAAGGCAGTGACGAAGCAATTGAAATAATAAAGAAGTACCTTGACACTTGATGCATACATAAGCAAGAATTATGACCATCTCAAAAAGTTGGCTCGTAACATTGCGCGCAATCAAGAATGGTATGAAGATTTGTTGCACGAATCAATTATCAGCGCAATCACAAGTAAACACATCGACAATTTATTGCAGAACGATGAATTTGAATTCTATCTAATTCGCGTAATGTACTTATCAGTTAATTCGCCATCATCACCATTCAATAAACAATACATTCAATACAAACTTAACAAGCGTGATTTCGTTGACAAGAATTACGAAGAAGATAAAACGTGGTTAGGTTCACGTTTAGCGAATGAACAATTAGATATTTTGATTAGCAGATTAAGTGAATTCGAGCGTTTGATTTTTGAAGAATACATTCTTGAAGATTTCAGTTACAAAGAATTCAGTAAGCAAACTGGTATACCACAAGTGTACTTGTATCGCACAATAGATAAAGTAAAACAAAAATTAAGAAACAATGTTATTCGTTAGAAGTTCTGAATACAATCGCAGGTTAGAAATCTGTCGCAATTGTAAATTTTTTGAAGCAACAACACAATCGTGTGGATCGTTAATCGTAGGTGGTGAAGAACAAATTGAAGTTCTTTATCGAAAGAAATCAATTCACTTGTGTGGTTGTGTAATGCCCATCAAAGCAAAACTTTCACTTGCAACTTGTCCAGCAGGTAAATGGAAAGGTCTCTTAACTGATGAAGAAAAAATTGCGTTAATTGAATTGCTTGATGTAATCGAAGCAACTGGTAAGATTGACGATGCACAACGTAACAAGTTCTATGCTTACAAAGACCAAATTACACAAGCATACAATGAACGTTCAACTTGTAGTGCGTGTATTAAACGCGAGATAAAAACAATGCGTGAATCTTTGAAAAGTTCTTGATAATTATTCTAGCAACTAATTGGTACATCAACGTATATTTGTGGTAATGCAAATTGTCATATCATATTTAGTTAGTTTAGGATTTCCAAAATCAAAAGGAAGCGCATTTGGTGGTTTGTTGCATTACTCCATTTGCGCTTTTCTTTTACTCTTATTTGATGCATAGCATTAATCATTTAACCTGCGTAGGACATAGCGCAGTATCAAACGTCAACACTTGCAATATACCAATGCTTGGATCGTGTAAATGCTTCTTTTGAAGCGTGAACGTTTGTTTTTCTTGGGGGTCTTTTTCTTTTCTTTCTTTTTCTTTTTTAAACTTTTTTCTTTTTCTTTCTTTTCTTTTGAATATGATTAATATATATACATATCAATAACTATATTCATCTTAAAAAATTCACAACAAATGATACTTATACCTGCACAACTTGAAGCAGTTACAACGCGGAAAGACAAAACACTTAAATTAACTTTTGGTACAAATGAACTTACACCAGTTCAAGCATCAGAATTATTTACAACTGCAAATCAATTTGGTTATCTGTTATTCAAAGAAGAATCTTTTTCACGCGATGAAATCGAAATGGTTGAATCACTAAAAACTGATTTAGAAGACACAATGAAAAAACCATCTCAAAGATTACGCGGTGTTCTGTATCGCAATTATGAGATGAATAACGAAGGTTTCAACACGTTTTCAAAATACTATGATAGTAAGATGGAACAATTAATTTTGCATTTTAAAAGTAAATTAGATTGATTTACTATTTATATTAACGTATGATGCATCACTACATCTATAAAATCAAACAAAAAAATTCCGATAATATTTATATCGGCATTCATAGCACATCAGATTTAAATGATGGTTATATGGGTTCTGGTGTTAATTTAAAAAAGTTAATGTCTGAACTGGGTAAAGATTTTTTTGAAAAAGAAATTATATCATTTCACAAAACACGTCAAGAAGCATTAGATAAAGAAAGAGATATTGTAAATAAAGATTTTGTTATGCAACCAAATGTTTTAAACATAGCATTAGGTGGTGGTGGTATAAATATCTGCAAAGAAAAAAGAAAGCAAATGATTGTTATTAATAAGAAGGAATTAAAAAAACATTCTAAACCATTTGATCCATATTATTATTACACAATCAAAATTAAAAACAACAAATTTGTAAGTCATACAAAACACATAACAATTGTTCAAGCATTAGCGAATGAAGTACCAAGATTACTTACTACATTAAGTAATTGGTATAATGACAATAGTTTGAATAAAGAAGCAAACAAATACATAAAAAATTTAATGCGCTATGATTTCTTTAAAAACAATTTATTTATTGAGAAAAGAAAACGTCAGTTAACTATACCACTATGAGCGAAGAAATAAAACAACAAAAATCTACATTAAAAAAGAATGCTATGCTACAAGCGTTAGAAAAGACGATGGGTGTAGTAACATCAGCGTGTCAGATAGTTGGAATAGATAGAACAACGCATTATTTGTGGATGAATAACGATGAAGATTATAAAGCAAAGGTTGAATCTTTAAATGACCTTGCACTTGATTTTGCTGAAAGTCAATTATTCGAATTGATAAAAGGAGCGCATCGCGAAGTTTCAACACCAGACGGTGAAGTTATACGTGTTCAAGATGCACCAAATACAAGTGCAACAATTTTTTATTTAAAGACAAGGGGAAAGAAAAGGGGTTATGTTGAACGAACTGAATTAGCAGGTGTATCAGATGCACCAGTGCAAATTGTAATCAACGATAAGCTATGAACGAAATCGAAGTGTTCATTAATCGATTGAAAAAAATAGGAATTGAAATTTCGCTTGTGGGTAATTACCCGTGGATATATCTTGATGCTGTTAATGGTAACAAAGTTCAACGCGAAGATTTTGTTAATGCCAATCACGGATATACCATTGCGTGGAGTGGTTCAAAACTAAATGATAAACCACATTTAAATTGGCAAGACATAAAAAAAACTTTTGAGTTAATTCGTAAGTACAAATGAAAGCAACACTAACTTTTAATTTGGATGATGGTGATGATGCACTTGCGCATTTACGATGCGTTAAGGCAACTGATATGGCAATGATGCTTTGGGAGTTACAAACGAATTCTTATCGCACATTTACTAAATACAACACGAACCAAAATTCAGACTATCAAAAAGGAGTTGAAGAAGTATTTGAACACATCAGAAATCTATTTGAAGAACACGATATCAACACACATAAATTAATTATATGAGTGTATTAGAATCGATGCTTCAAGAATTGTGGAATGCTCCAAAAGACAAATGGGCATGGAATGTTATATTAAAAAAAAATAAACAAATTATGAGCGACAACAACAACGCATTCTTGCGTTCACAAATCAAAGCATTCCATCCAACGTGGAGTGATGAAGAAATTAATAAAGAGATACAAAGAATTTTAAACGATACTGGTGATGATTGCTTGTATTGTGGATCGTAGACAACAAAAAGAATCTATTCGTAGAAAATAAACAACATAATAATATGGCATTACGCGTAAGCATTCCAGCAGATTATTCAAGCATCACGCTTAAACACTATCGCGATTTTAAACAAGCGAAAAATGAAATCGAACAAGTGTGTGCGTGCTGTCAAATCGATAAAGAAAAAGCAAAACAAATACCAGTCAAAGATTTGCCGACTTTGATTAATGCGTTCGTTGATTCGTTGCAAGAAGAACGCGCGAAGTTCTTTCAAGTGATTACAATTCGTGATAAAGATTTTGGTTTCATTCCAAATCTATATGACATTACTGCAGGTGAATATGCTGATATATCTGAATGGTGCAAAGATGTGCATACGAACATCGTTAAGATTATGGGTGTGTTGTACAGACCAATTGATAAACGTGTTGTTGACAAGTACACAATTGAAAAATACACAATTGAAAATCGTGTGCTAAATGAATCGTACGTTGAGCAAATGACGTTGGAACAATTCAACGGTGCGATGCTTTTTTTTTCGACTTTGCTAAGCGAACTAAACAACAATTCCCAAGAATTTTTGGAGCAGACGCTGATGGAGTTGAAGAACAAGATGCAAGATTTGACGATGGATTAAAACAAGTGTTAGGTCGCTACGGCTTTTACCATATGTTTATGGAAGCCTGCGATAGAGATTTAACAAAGTTGGATTTAATTAGCGAAAAAAAGGCGTGGGAGCTATTTACTTATATGAACTATATGCTCGATTACAATTATGTCACAAATACAATCATTAAACGAAGTTATCAATAAATTCCAAACGTGGGTTGATGCTCATTACATCATCAAAGAATTTCGCTTTGGTCACATCGATACGTTCGACATTGAAAAGTGGAATGAATTTCCAATGTTCCAAGTAATACCACCATCAGTTAGTTATGCAACTGGTGCAAAAACATTTTCTTTTCAAATAATTCTCGCGGATCTACCACGCGACAAAGAAACAAAAACTGATTATCAAAAAGAAGTGTTGAGTGACTTGCAACAAATCGTTGAAGACTTCATTGCAAACGTTATGACGAATAGACAAGTGTTTGGTGAATTGATAAGTGTGCAGAATGTTTCGATTGAACCATTCATTGAAGAATTCGCAAACGTGTTAACTGGTTGGACAATTACATTCGATATGGTAGTGCCTTATTATTGGAGTTCTTGTGATACACCTTCAAGTATATGAGTAAAGATTTCTACATAAAAGCAGTTGCAAGTGGTGGTGGTGGTGGAGTGCCATACACAGGTGCAACCCAAAATGTTGACTTGGGTGAATATGGTTTAGATGCAGGTTTTGTTAATTTCGATACAACACCAACCGGAACGCCAACTACTCAGGGAACTTTAAGTTGGGATGTTGACCACAGTACGCTACAGCTTGTTTTAAATGGGCACGTGGGGCAGTTAATGCAAGATACGTTTTACTATGCAAAGAATCAGACAGGCTCTACTATTCCTGCAGGTACGGTAGTAAGAGCTGACGGTACACTAGGCGCAAGTGGTAGAATTAAAATAGCGCCATTCTTAGCTAATGGAACCTACCCAAGTAAATATTGCATGGGTGTAACGGCTGAATCAATTGCTAATGGAGCAGATGGAATGGTTATGCATTTTGGACAATTGCGCGGTATCGATACAAGTGCATTTGCTGATGGTGATATTCTTTACGCATCAAGTACAAGTGCAGGTGGTTTTACTACTACTATGCCGACATATCCAAACAACCAAGTAACGGTTGCAATTGTAATTCATAGTGCAGTTAATGGTGTGTTACAAATTAGACCAACATTTGAACAGCCACTTCCAATCATTAATAAAATCAAGACAACAGATGGCACTGCTGTCACAGGCACAACAGCCAACACATTAACAGATAGTATCTTAATTCCAGCTAATACAGTTGCAGTGGGTGATGTAATTACATTCAGAAATCGCGTTCGTAAAACGGGCACGGCAGGTTTGTTATCTGTTCGCGCATATGTAAATACAACTGCAGTAATAGGTGGTGCTAACGTTGCTATTTCGTCGAATGCCAACACTTCAAGATTCTCACAAATGGTTCGACAATTAGCAGTTAAATCAAGTACAAACACTGAGAGCTTTCCAATAGCTGGGGTATACACAGATGATGCGCAAACTGGTACCGTTGTAGTGAGTTCAAATATCGATTGGACAATTGACCAATATCTTGTCATATCGGTGCAAAACACAAGTGCAGCAGATAGCACAATTAGTTCATTTATACACGTACAAATAAATAAGAATTCGTAAGATGGAATCGATAGAAGTAAAAGGTTTGGAATTGACGTACAGAAACAACGTGTATGTATTTCACGAGTATGAAGTAATAGATGAGCAATGCATTCACTTGCATTTGAACGAAGGTATTTATGCAATCATTTTACCATGCATCATAAACACGCAAGTAATTAATACACTTGAAGAATTTAAAACCGTGATGAAATGACGCGAGAAAAAATGCCGAACTTCTTTTCAGTTATTGATGAAATGGCAAAGCGTTTTATTGAGTTGATGCAAAGCGATTATAGAATGAAACGCAAAACAACAACGGGTGCAGGTCGTTCATTAACAACAAATCGCGTTAATACTGGAACGATGAATAAATCACTTGCATACAGATTGAAAATCAAAAAAACATCAATCGGTGTTAGTGTATTTGCGAAAGGAAAAGCAAGTAAGTATTTTGGTTCAATGGAAGAAGGGCGTGGAGCGAATAAAAAAGCACCACCATCAAATGTCATTTATGAATGGATCAATCAACGTGGCATTAAGCTACGCGATAAAGATGGTCGCATACAAAAACAAACTGAATCGTTAAAGCGAAGTGTTGCGTTCTTGATTGCGCGAAGCATTGGTAAGAAAGGCATCAAAGGTTGGAATGCATTTGAGTATGCGCTCGAAAACACGTGGGATGAATACGAAGAAAAATTATTTGTTGCTTATGGAAAAGATTTTGAAGCAACATTAAATACTGAATTTAAATAAAGAATTATGGCAATTACAATTCAACAACAACCCGAACAATTTACACCAGTTGGTCAACGTCTTATCTACGTTGCATCGTCAACGAATAGTGGTAACGCAGGTTTTCGTTACATATTTGATTTTGGTGATTTCACAATTAACGTACAGCCGAACGCAAGTGGATATGGTGTGTTAGATATCGCACCAATTATACGTGAAAAGTTGTACCATTCAACACTTGCAAATTTTGCAAACATTCAAGATGAAACAAGTTCAGTTGTTTACGCACGTGCAACTATTAAAGAAGGTT